AAGCAGGAGCCCAGCATCATGTAGCTGTCGCTGTGATGCATGATGCCCTGGTTGTCGGTTGTGTGTATGGTCGTGCGAAAGTCCATTTTGTTTCCAGCCTTGTAGCTAAGCGCAAAATTAGTGCAATTTTGCGTAATGTACAATGGGTATCCGTGTAACTTGCTGGTAGCGTGCCGAATATTGCCGGGGCGAGATAATTGCTAAAACTTCCTCGACAATAATCCGGCAATTTTTTGTCAAAGGTCATAGTACGTATATTCCTCGTCGTGTTCCACCCAGCGGTACTGCACACGAGTAAATCCGTAAGTGCGTAGCGTCCCTTCGATTTTCTCCTGCATCTCTGCGATAGCATTGTTGGACGCAAAGATGCCACCGACAAGTTCAAGTGTTTTGCCTTTGTTGAGCAATTTGACCTCAATGTTGGCTCTCCAAAGCTCATCACCGAGTAGCTTGGCGTATTGCTTGCGGTAAGCGGACTGGATGTTTGCCATCTTCTCCAGTGCAGCATTAGAGTTGCGGTTGGCGAATCTGATAACTGCACTGTCGGTGATTTCCTCCTTTTCATAGTCCGATTGCATGGCGATAGCTGCGAGTTCCTCAAAGCGTGCAGCGAGTTCGAGAGTGGATTCTGCATTCTGTGGGTTGAAGTAATCACCTGCGAGACGTGTAGAGTCCGCTGCTGCGTGCTCTGCCCATTTTTTGTTGTCTGCCGCCTCTGTAGGTGACTTAATAGTATTAAGGTCAGCTGGCCCATTCAGAGCCGCATTACAGCCCCACAGGACAACATAGGCAGCGACTGCGATGACACGACGCACGGCGTTGGACGTATGGATGAAGGGAAGAACCTTTGCCGGTGATATGAGAGCTGCCATTAGAGAAAAAAACAAAATGATGTTGATTAATATTACTAACATGATGTTATTGGTTTTGAAGTTGTTTAATCTTTTCTTGTAGGTTCTTGATGGTTTCCTGCTGGGTTGCCACCACGTCGAGGAGGCCGTCAATGCGCCGTTCCTGGGCGGTGTCAATCTCGCCCTTGAGCATTGAGCCCTCGCCACGGAGAAGCCAATTACAATCGATTTCGGGGAACTGTTGAGCCACTGCCATGAGAGTGGCTACATTTACTTTTTGGCCGTTCAGTTGTCGCCAAAGGTTCGCCTGAGTTGAACCAATTTTTTTCGCAAACGCAGTTTGAGATAGACCGCTGTACTCAATAACTGCAAATAGTCTTTCCGCAATCATAACAAAATGTTAATTTCTGTTTCACAAATCGGCGAAACTGTTAAATGTACGTTAAAAACGCTCATCTAATACGTTTCCGTATTGTAAATAATACAAATCCGTATTATATTTGCATCATCAATCAATCACGGAGCAAATATAACGATAATATTTGAGACCGCAAACGATTTTAATTCAAATATTTAACAAAAAATTACGACTATGAGTGACGAGACAAAAGAGGTCAACATGACCGAAACCAACAACGAGAACAACGTGGCAGAGGCCAACAACGAGTTGAAAGAGCTGCGTGAGAGTAACGCCAAACTCCTCGCCGAACAAGCTAAACTGATGAATGAGCGCATGCAACTCCAGTACAAGATTAGTTCGCTGGAGGAGAAACTGAAGGATGAGGAGAGTCACCGAATCCTCAACTACAAGTGGTACATGCAGGAGCAAGACAAGGTGCGTGCCCTCGTGCTCATCATCAAAGCGATGAAGAGCGACTCCGTGACCATCGACCAAATTGTCGAACGCATCACCAAAGCGGTATAAGCTCCATTTCTGCCGTAGCTCAGACAGGAGAGTGCCGGGCAGAGTCCCGGAGGGCGTTGGTGCAACTCCAACCGGCAGACCAAAGCAAGCCCGTAAGGGCAACAGCAGAGTTTCTTGAAATTTTGGTTTTCCCGCATGAAACTGCCGATGACTGCACGTCGGCAAGTCAAGCGATGAGCGAGCATGATAGTACCGCCATGCCATGAGCCGTGCGCCGCAGCGATGCAGAGCAACGGGGAGCAGTAAGGCAATAAGGAGCAATCCCGAGCCAGCGAGAGGTCGTGCGAGCGAAATTCCCGAGCAGCCAACTCGGGTGCCGGCGGGCGGCGGCATCTTGTGACCGTCCGAAGATGTATCACTAACAATGCAGACAATAAGAGCCTAAAAAGCTCACAACAATAATGTGGCTGTAACATTGGCGGGGCACCCAGGGCGAGTGCCGTCACAAATCGCCCTGCACGGCGGCGTACAACCAAGAGGTTAAGGTCTCGGGCGCGACCATACGTCCGACGCGGTTCTTTTACCGCTTCGCAGGTTCGACTCCTGTCGCCGCCTCCAATCAATCATCAATCCGCAAACAAAATGGAAACGACATTAGACAAACTGTCAGTAATAGACCAGCTGCGTCAAATGGACGTAGGGGAAGTTTTGAAATTTCCTGCCGGGCGTTCGCCTTATCTGCGCAACCTCGTCAGTCAGCGTCTCATCAACGAGAGGCTTGAGGGGCAAGCGTGGACAGTGAACCTCGACATGGAGAATGGTATCACAATCGTAACGAGGACGGCGTGATGGAACGGCAAGCAATCGAAAATCGGTTGCTCGGGAACATCCTCGCAGTGACCTCGACTATGACTGTCGGAAAAACGAAAGCCGCCCGTATAGTTGGCGGAGAGCGTAAACTTCAGCGACTTCACCTGTCGGGTGCTATCGAGTGCGCCGGCAAGGTGAACGCTCAAAATGCAAAGTGGCGATACAATCTCGCCCAGGTCTTGCAGCATTGCAGGCCTGCAAAATAGTGTCACACAAGTCAAACATCTAATTTTAAGCAAATGAAATCATTTCTAACAACAATTATCGCAATCGTACTGTTCTGCTCGGTGTTCTTCACGCCGGCTGACGACGCGCCTCTCGGCATCTTTATTTTGTGGTCTGCATGGTGCTGCCTTGCACTCTACATCGTGAACCGCATCATCAAGATGACCGACAAGAACTAAAAAAAGGCTCTTGCTCACGGGAGCCAGGACGCAGGTTGATTTCTGCCATACAATCAATCACAAGGGTTAAGCGCTGTGAAGCGTAAAAGCCCGACCGCAAACTCTTATACCTGCTGTCCTGCCTGGTTCGATCCAGGATGAGCCACGACGTGTGTTTTCATGTATTTGTTTTGAGTTTAGTTGTTATGTTAGTGAGTGCCGGCGGCCGTGGAGGTCTTCGGCACTTTTCTAAAGACTTGACAAATCTTGACAACATAGTTAAACATCGTTGGATGAGGCAAAAAGGAGTTCAATCTGTTTGCACATTCAGCTTAAAATCGATAACTTTACAGTGTAATAAACAATAAGTCAAACATTAATTCATTCAATTATGGAAGCGAAAAAAAAGAGCGTGTTCGACACGCTAAACGCTATCAACGTGCAAGAGCACGTTGAGGTCAAGAACATTGGAGGTGTCAAACTGAGTTACCTCTCATGGGCTTGGGCATGGACAGAAGTAAAGAAAGCCTATCCCGAGGCATTCTACACCATCTACGAGAACAAAGACGGGCTGTTTTATCACACCGACGGCAAAACCGCGTGGGTTAAGACGGGTGTCACCATCGAGGGCATCGAACACATCGAGTACCTGCCCGTGATGGATAACCGCAACAAGTCCATCACCCTTGACAAGTTAACCAGCTTTGACGTGAACAAGGCCATTCAGCGCAGCCTCACGAAGGCTTGCGCCCGTCACGGCCTCGGGCTCTACATCTATGCAGGCGAAGACCTCCCCGAGGAAGAGGCCAAGCAGGCAAAGAGCGACATGGAGCAGAAGATTGCAAAAGCTGTCGCCGCCATGAGAGCTGTCAAGAGCCGTGAGGAGCTTGAAAATGTTTGGCGCACATGGAGCAACCAGATACCATGCGCCGACGGCACAGAGTTTAACAAGGCCACCCGTGAGATGGCACAGCAATTCCCTAATCCGCAATAACGAAGCCATGATTTCTAAAGAAGATTTAAAGCAGTCGGAGGTAGTGTTTAACGAGTTAGCTCACACCTACCTCCGTGGCGACACGGAGCTGTCGGGCATCACTGGACTAATCCACGCAGTGCTGCTGCTGGGCGTCTATCCCGACGCAAGCGATTATGTGAAAAAGGTGCAGATACCCAAGGCTGGGTATTACGGCACCTGCGTGCATAAATCTATACAGACTTGGGACGAGCTGGGCATTGAGATGACCCAGTTCCCCGAGAAGGAACACCCCACCGCCGGCATCTTGCCCGCCCAGGACGTGAGTGCCGAACTTGCCTACTACCGCAAGGTGAAGCCTCGCAAGTGCAAGACCATTGCCAATGAGTTCACCGTGGACTACGGCAACTTCGCCTCGCAGATAGACTGCGTGTGGGGCGACGAGGACGGCAATATCTACCTCGTTGACCACAAGACCAACAACCTCGACTACTACCCCGGTGGTGCAGCTGGGCTGAAGGAGTACTTGTCGTGGCAGCTGTCCTGCTACGCCGTGATGTTCGAGAAGCAGACCGGGCTAAAAGTCAAGGGGCTATTCGGCAACTGGTTGCGCAAGGGTGCCGGTGAGCTGTGGCGCATTGAGCGCAAACCCGATGAGCAAGTGCAAAAGCTTCTCTCCACAGAGATACACAAGCAAGACTGGGGCGGCTTCACCTACTACAACCCCGAGATGCAGGTGACTGCCGCAAAGGTCGAGGAAGTCAAGCCAGTTGCCACCGCTACCGACGCACTCTCCGTTCCTGTTGACGTGGTAAGCGCCATCACCGCCCTGCTGCGGGCCGAGAAAGCCGCCAAAGCGATGAAGGAGAAGCTCCGAGAAATCATGGAGGCCGCTGGTGTCTCCAAGTGGGAGTGCCCCGAGTTCACGGCCACCATCGGGAAGCCGAGCGAAACTACCACATTCGACTCAACGGCTTTGAAGAAGGCCGACCCCGAGACCTATAATAAGTTTCTCAAGACAACCACCCGCAAGGGAAGTTTCAAAATCACAGCAAAATAACAATTACAGGTGTCATTCCTGTTTATTCTTTTTTATTATGGCTACATCAATAGTAGAAACAATCACACCTGCGAAAGCACAGGAGTATTTAGAGAAATTCAGCGGTCAGAACCGCAACATTAGCAAAGCCGTTGTAGATAGTTACTCTCTTTCCATGCGAGAAGGGAAATGGATGTTGAATGGAGAACCAATCGTGTTTGACATTCATGGAGTTATTCAAAACGGGTATCACCGACTCCACGCATGTACAAAAGCTGGAGTTCCTTTTCAAACATTTGTTGTACGAGGTGTTGAGCCCGAAGTATTTACAACCTTTGATTGTGGGCGACATCGCACAGTTGGTCAGCTCATCGGAATGCAAGGCGTCAAGCATTACAACGCTGTCGCATCAACAGTCCAGTTGTCTTACCGCCTTAAAAGTGGACACGCGGTAGGCGAAACGGTTTCTGCAACAAAACGACTTGGCAAGACCAATTCCGACATGATTAATTATTTCAATTCTGACAGAGAATTGTTTATTGAGTGCGGCAAATTTGCAGTTGAAATGAGAGAGTGCCCAATTTTGGACGCGTCTATCATAGGCGGAACGACTCACTACCTTACTCGCTATGGTGGTTATGATGTTGAGTTTGTAAAAAATTTCTTCAGGATGGTTTGTTCTTATGACACCTGCAAGATAAACTGCATCAATCTACTCCGCAAGCGCTTGTTAAAGAACAAAAGTTCAAAGCTTGAGAAAATGAACAAGAACGTTCTTTATGCCTTTGTTATCAAGACATGGAATGCTTATGTCACAGGAGCAGGAGAAAGTGCCAAGATTTTGAAGTTTGATACCGAACGAGATGAATACCCAAAATTTATTTTAAATAAATAATTGAAAACATTATGTCAGTAAATCGCGTAACGTTACTTGGCAACGTGGGCAAGCAGCCCGAAATCAGAGAAGGGGCAGGTGGAGCCAAGTTCGCCACCTTCAGCCTCGCAACCACCGACCGCGCATATACGAAGCGAGACGGCACGCAAGTTCCAGAGCGCACCGAGTGGCACAACATCGTAGCCAACGGCAGCGTGGTGGGGATAATCGAGCGGTATGTAACAGCAGGTACCAAGCTCTACATCGAGGGCAAGTTGAGAACTCGCAAGTACACCGCAAGGGACAACACCGAGCGCACCGTCACCGAGATTTACCTCGACAACATGGAATTGCTCGGAGGCAAGCATGAGCAGCCTCAGCAGGGCACCAATCCTCCTTTCTACAACCAACAGCGTTACCAGCAGAGCCCGACTAACTGGGGCGGTGACGACAATGTGCCGTACTGATATGGCAAAGGTTGTTGAGTTTGACCGCTTCAAGGTCATCAAGGCCTCAGCAAAGGAAATGTTTGAAGCCGTAGGGTCGCCCGGCATCTGCGACTATTGCAGCGAGCGGCCCAAACACGGCTACTACATTGCAGTGCTGAACCAGTGGTACTGCCCCAAATGCTGGGAAGAGTTCAAGAAACGTGCAGTATGGTATCCCGAGGACGCGATGGTTGAGAACAGAAACTTCGAGTACTATTCAAAACTGCTTGGCTTATGATAATTCACCTGCACAAGGAGAACGGCCACGTCACCGACCAGCGCACTCTTGACGCTGTGTGTGGGTTCTTGCCTAATGGTGACTATGTGGCCACCATTGAGCCGAAAGCCCAGTGGGAGAAGAAGCAGCCACGCACGCTTAATCAAAACGCGCTGTTTCATGTGTGGTGCAGATATATTGCTAAAGCACTCTACGAGTACACAGGCGATGAGAAATATACTGCAGACACGGTAAAAAAGTTCTTTGCTTACCGATTTGGTGAAGGGAAGTTCACTCCCAGCGGAGAACCGTACCACGAGAATGTTGAGACTTCCAAGCTCAACAAGAAGCAGATGACAGAGTACATGAACAAGATTCAGGCCTACATGCTTGCCGAGTGCGGTGTTCGTGTCCCTCTGCCTGAAGATGAAATGTTTAAGGATTTTCAAATGGAATATGACAAATGAAACAGGTTGTTGAAAAATGGGTGGTAGCACCTGGATTTGATGGCTACTACGAACGAAGCGATTAAGCACTCTACTCATAGGTAATAACCTCGTTGTCTTGACCAGAAATAGTAATCAAATGCTACATTTTCATTATCAATGCCCACACGGTGGCCGCGAGGCATAAGGGTGGGAGCTACAACTCATATACTTGTTTTATACTTTTAAATGACACATACGCGCCAAGCCCGTGAGGGTGCAGCGCTTTCAAGGGTGAGTGACAAAAAGGGCTGACGTCGGAACGATGCCCGTTAATAATAATTCTAATGTTGGTAATAGTGTGGTTGTAAATTAGCAAGTCTCCAGGTTCGACTCCTGGCTCACCCACAAGTCAAATTTTAATTCATTCATGGCTTCAAGTCGGGCAACTCCGAGGGTAAGGAGCTACGGAAACCTAATTCCGTAAATCGTTGGTTCGACTCCAACCCCGACTACTGCCGCAAGGCTACAAGTCAAACATTTTATTCACCAAAAATGAAATATACACTGAGACCATATCAGCAAGAAGCGAGTGACGCGGCTGTCAAGTTCTTCAGCGACAAGACAACCGCAAAGCACAATGGGCTGCTCATTCTCCCCACGGGAGCCGGCAAGTCGCTCGTGATTGCCGACATCGCCAGCAAGATTGACGAGCCGCTGCTGGTGCTGCAACCTAACAAGGAAATCTGCGAGCAGAATGTAGCCAAGTTCGCCTCCTACGGATACTCCGACTACGGCATCTACTCTGCGAGCCTCAACCGCAAGGAGATTAACCGCATCACATTCGCCACCATTGGCAGCGTGATGGCCCACTTGGACGATTTCAACGTGTTCCATAAAATCCTCATCGACGAGTGCCACCTGGTCAATCCTCGTGGTGGCCAGTACAAGGAGTTCATCGAAGCCGTCGAGGGGCGGCAGGTGATAGGCCTCACCGCCACACCTTACCGCCTCGGGCAGACGATAGACCCCAAGACTATCAACAGCAAGTGGAAGAAATACGGCTCAATCCTCAAATTCTTGACGAGGACGCGCCCGAGAGTGTTCGACCAAGTACTTTATCATTGTCAGGTAAAGACGTTGTTAGAGGGCGGTTTCCTCGCGAAATTGAGGTACTTTGACATGAATGCGCTGGAGCTGGATCGCGTTAAGCTCAATTCCACGGGTGCAGACTACGACGATAAGAGCCTTTTCAAAGAGTTCGAGCGGGTGGGCTTCTTTGAGTACACCCTAAACATCGTCAAGCGCGTCATGCGCCCGAAGGACGGCTCACTTCGCCACGGAATACTGGTGTTCTGCCGTTTCGTCGAGGATGCCGAGCGCCTCGCAGACGAGCTTTGTGGCTTCTGCGAGGTGGTGTCCGGAGCCACGCCCAAGAAAGAGCGTGAGGCGATACTGGAGCGGTTTAAGAGCGGCGAGACCGAGGTGGTCGCCAACGTGGGCGTGCTCACCACCGGCTTCGATTTCCCTGCACTTGACACAATTATTTTGGCGAGACCTACGATGTCGCTCGCCCTCTACTATCAAACTGTGGGGCGTGCGATTAGACCCTATCCCGGCAAAGACGGCTGGGTGATTGACCTCTGCGGGTCGGTCACCAAGTTCGGCAAAGTCGAGGACTTGTGGCTGGACCACGACGAGCGTGGCGGCTGGATTATTACGAGTAACGGAAAACAATTAACCAACATAATGATGACAAAATGAGTTGGAAAAGATTTAAGTTCGGCAATCAAAAGTTGTATGTCATTCCCGGCACGGATCACCGCTTCCGCACCGAGCACGATGCAAAGTTCTACTGCGATGAGCACGGGATTGACTTTGCGACTGTCGAGAAATATGACTCCAAGAAGGAGTACGCCCGCTGGCTGGTGTTGCAGATCCTGCAACGCGCCGGCGAGATTAGTGAGCTTCGCCGCCAGGTGGAGTTTGAGTTGATACCTGCCAAGTACGAGACCAAAAAGGTCAAGGACAGGGTAGTTCGTGAATGGTTTGTACCCTACGACCTCCCATTTGGTATTAAACAGTGTATGACGAGGAAAGAAGCTGAGATCTTTGCTAAGGCTAATAAAATCCCATACAAAAAGATTTACAGCAAGGAGCGCATTGAACCGGTCTACAAGGAGGTGTGCATCATGCAGAACGCCGTCTATACCGCCGACTTCGTTTACCGCGACAAGGACGGCAAAGAGGTCGTTGAGGACGTGAAGAGTGAAGTAACCCGCAAGGAAGCCGACTATGTGCTGCGTCGCAAGTTGATGTTGGACCGCCACGGCATACTTGTTTTGGAGACTTGACTATGGAAGGGTGGATTAAAACCTACCGTGTTCTTCTTGAATGGGAGTGGCACGACGTACCGGCCATGATGACCCTTTGGATGCACCTGCTACTGCTTGCTAACAACAAAGACAGAGAATGGCATGGTACTAAAATCCGCCGTGGGCAATTTGCCACAAGCATTGCTCAGTTATCGTCTATGACCGGACTTTCGGTCAAGCAAATTCGCACCTGCCTTCAGAGGCTCAAGAATAGCAACCAAATAGTCACTGAAAGGGCAAGCAAATTTACTATCATAACTATTTGTAAATTCAACACTTACCAGCCTTGTGAACAGACCGAAGGGCAAACAGAAGGCAATGAAAAGGCGCGAAAAGGGCAAGCAAAGGGCAAGCAAAGGGCAAGCAAAGGGCAACAGCGTGAGAATATAAGAATGAAAGAAAGAAAGAATAATATAGATGCTAACGCATCTACGTCAGGTGCTGCCGCACCCGACCCAGAAATGTCCTCTCAAGAAAGCGTGGATTTTGTCGGGTTAATGAAATTCTTTAATCGGACAATGGAGGAGGCCGGCGCAATCATTCCTCGGTGCAAGTCTTGCGATGGCAAGCGCAGAGAGTTTGTCCGCGCCCGCATCCGTGAACATGGTCTTGACGCAGTCTACGAGATGATCACGAAAGCGAGCCAAAGCGATTTCCTCAACGGAAAGAGCCGGAGCGGTTGGATAGCCGACTTTACCTGGCTGTTCCGCCCCTCAAACTTCCAAAAGGTGCTTGAGGGTAACTACGACAATAGAACAAACTACAATGGACAACAAAACAATCAACCAAGCACTGGGAGCAATCCCAAAAACACCGTCACAGGGTTCAAAGTCATCAAGGCCGGTGGTTGACTTCAACATCGAGTCACAAATCTTCCGCTCGTGCCTGCTCAAGGTAGAGCCGAAGTTCGACATCGCCAAAGGCGACAGACGGGTGCTCAACTCCATATTCGCGTGGATATGGAAAAAGGACAACATCAACGTGCTCGGCCTGGACTACGACAAAGGGCTCTTCCTCTATGGCCCACTCGGGCGTGGCAAGACGATGACGATGCTTGCGACGAGGAAGTACATGAACAGCGTGTTCGCCCGGCACAAGCACATGCAGGAGGACTACCGGCTGAAGGCATGGTGGAAGACTGCAAGCGAGCTTGCAAACATTTATGCCGCTGACGGACAGCCTGCGTTGATGCAGTACACAGCACAGGACGTCAACCTGGTGATAGACGAGTTCGGGCGAGAGCCAAACCCTGCAAACAACTACGGAACCAAGATGAACGTGTTGCAGTTCGTGTTGCAACTGCGCTACGACCACCGCCGTACGAGCGTCACCCACATCACCACAAACATGAGACTCGAAGACATTGAGCCGCGCTATGGCGACTATGTGGCTGACCGCTGCAAGGAAATGTTCAACTTCATCGAGTTCGATGGAGATAGCCTACGTTAAATAGAGTTGGTCGGACTAAAAAACGGCGAAAATCAGAACCGCCCAACGTCCAACGATGATTAACTTTGCAATGCAATAAGATAAAAGTCAAACATTTAATTCACAATTCTTATGGAAGTAAAGAACATTCCGCTGGTAAGAATACACACCAGCCCCCTCAATCCAAGAAAAACTATCGATGAGGGAGACCTGCAAGACCTTTCCAACAACATCAAACAGCAAGGCTTGCTCCAACCAATTACCGTGCGTCCCATTGAAGTGGACGATACCAACCCTCTGTGTGGTGAATTTGAGATTATATGCGGCGAACGCCGTTACCGTGCCGTATCAATGCTTGAAGAAGATACAATCCCCTGCATCGTTCGGAAGATGACCGACGAGGAAGCCCTCGACGCGATGATCACGGAGAACCTCCAGCGCAAGGACGTTGACCCGATCGAGGAGGCGTTTGCCTTCGGGCAGCTGCTCAAGACCGGCAAGACCGTTGAGCAGATCGCCGACCGCATCGGCAAGTCCAAGCGATTTGTCCAAGAACGCATCAAACTTGACAACCTTTTGCCTGACCTCAAGAAAATGGTCAAAGACGGAAAGCTGCACATTGGTGCAGCCATGCACGTCTGCAAACTCACCGAAGATGAGCAACGACAATTCCTTGAGTGGTGCGATGACCAAGACCAAGACGACATCAGCAGGAGCGATGCAGAGGGGTTCACCGATAACCTATTCATGACAATTGACCGCGCATCTTGGCACAAAGATTTCAAGGGCTCATGCGGCACCACCTGCATTGAGTGCCCGTTCAACAACGCCAACGTGGGGTGCCTGTTCTACGAGATGAAGCCCCACGATGCCACCTGCACCAGTCGTGAGCGATGGAACAAGAAACGTCACTCATGGTTGCTCAAGCGCATCGATGACAATGCCGATGTCCTCGTCAAGGAGGGTGATAACCTTGAGTCCGGAAAGAGTGTGATTGTCGCCGAATCGAGCCAATACTTCCCAGACAAGAACACCGACTACGAGCAAGTGCTGGAGTATATCCGTGGCAAGGGCTTCAAGGTGGTCAATAAAGAAGACTACTTCGAGCGTTTTTCATCTTACAGAGAGGATGATGAACGACTGCAAGAGAAACTCGCCAAAAACGAGGTTTACCGCGCTGTCGTGGTGGAATCGACATGGAGAGGTGTTGAGGTCAATGTGCGTTACTTCGAGTTCAAGAAGAATGGCACGGAGCATAGCAGCGATGAAGTGAAAGCCATGCAACTCGTCAACGAGTTCAAAGAGAACGAGCGCAAGAGTGCCAACGCACTCGCATCCAAGCTGCGAGGCATCCTCAGCGACATGGAGCCGACCGAGTTGAGCACCGAACCTCTCAACCAAACCGAGAGCCTGGTGCTGATGACCTTGATATTGAAGAAATGCTCGTACCAGCTACGCAATGCGCTCAACATCAACTCCACTTACAGCCCCGACCCACAAGTGCTGAACTATGCCAAAGCGCATCCCGAGCAAGTGCATCAAATCTGCCGTGACTTCCTGCGTGATGAGTTGTCAAGTGCGGGTGTCGAGTATAACACAGACATGCAAGTGTGTCAGTCCATGCTACTGCAAGACTGGGCGAAAGAGCAGACCGAGCAGATGTCCACCGACATGGCAGTCAAGCTCGCCAAGAAGCAAGCGAAGATAGAGGAACAACTCACCGCCCTCGGCTACAACACCGACGGCACAAAGATGGACTTCTAATGAATTTCTCACAGCTTAACTACTTCGAGAGGGACAAACTCGTCCCTCTCGTTTGTGACATGCTCACGAAAGCGAACGGTCGCCCGCTGCCGTCGCAGGTGATTGCCGAGGCGATCCGCAAGATAGGACACCACACCGACACCCGGTCGGTGCGCCGTGTCATCAGCTACATCAGGCGCGAGGGACTTGTGTCCTGTGTCGCCTCCAGCCCCAAAGGCTTTTTCGTGGCCAACAACGTCCGTGAGATAACAGACACAATTCTTTCCCTTGAAGGCAGGGTTGACGCAATACAGGAAGTCATAGACGCATTGAGGGAGCAACGATACTTCAAGTTCAACTTATAACGCAGAAACTTATGAAACTTTTCAGAAAAAACAACAGCCAGGCCGTGGTGGCCGAGGAACAGACAGAACAACCGACAAGTGACGAGACGCGTCACGAAACAATGCAAACATCGTGGGTGGAGAAACGCAAATCCTACGAGCAGGCAGAGCAGGAAAGGTGGGAGCAACGGCGATGGGAGCTCACGCGCTACCTCGTCTCCCAGGACCGGCGCAGCGTAGTGCTTGGCAAGCTAAACTTGTCTGACGCTGCGATAGCACGCAGGGCGCGGCAGCTGGCAGACGCCACGATTGAGGAATTGCGAAACAACAAAATGCAGCACGGACATGGGAAAGGGAGCAAGTGACGAACCGGAAGAGGTTGAACCAATCGCAGAGTTCACAGCCCACTGCTGCTTCCTGTTGATGCTGTTTGGCGGCATCATCCTGGTAGGTATAATTTACGGAATTTACACACTAATTGTTAATCTAATATGACAACATTCATCATCATCTACGTACTCGGAGTAATCATCAACGCGCTTGTTGCTGCTGCGATATGGGACGACCTCAAGGACGACAAAGTCCTTGAGAGGGTACGATTGGCAATATTGCTGTTTTTCGTGCTGGCATCTGTCGGCACATGGGTATATGCAATCATCTACACGGCTGCAAGGTTCATCAAGTCGTTGCACGCCGGCAAAAAAAAGAAAGGCAATGGCAAAAAGAACGACGATTAACGGGCATGGGCCTTTCTACGAGACCCCGATATCATGCGGTGACTGCAAGTGCAGCATCAACGACCACATGCACGAGGCAGGGGGCAAATCATTTTGCCTCTTGTTCGACAAGCAAAAAAATTACTACGACAAGCCGCCGAAGCGATGCGTGCAGATGTTCGAAAAGGCTTTCAAAATCGGTGGTGACGTCTTGTTAGTCGAGAAGAAATGAAAACAGAATTTAAGTACAAAGTCGGCGAGAAGGTGCTGCTCAACGGCAAGGAGTCGGTTATCGAGCAGACGGGCATCAGCCTCAACCATCAGCCGCTTTACAAAATTGACGGTTTATGGCACAAAGAAAGAGACATCACGAAGTGGTACCCTCCTTGCCCGGTATGAAGCGATGCAACGTGTGCGGCGAGGAGAAGCCCGTGTCAGAGTTTTACAAGCATGGGAAGTACGTGTCTCAGCCCTGCAAGGCGTGCTCCAAAAACGCATCCAAGTTGCGATGGCAGGCTGAGAAAGAGAGGAAGAGAAGGCTGGCAGAGAGAGCGTAGAAGACTGCTGCCGAGAAGCGCAGGAGCAGAAAGGGGGTCAAAGATGCTGAGCTGGTATGCCGCAACTGCTGGCTCTACCCCTGCTTCAGAGGCATCGACACCATGAGCTCCAACCTCGCCGAGACCTGCATAAGCTGGCATCTGCGAGGCAAAAGTTAATAGAAAGTTCAGCAAAGTTTTCAGCAAAATTCAGCAAAAAATAGAGTTCGAAATATTTTTCTATCTCGCTGAAAATGACTAACTTTATAGTGTAATTAAGCAAATAAGTCAAACATTTAATTCAGCAATTTATGACAAGAAAAATCTACATCGACGGCAGGCACTGGGACAACATCATGGCCTTGCCGTGTGTGAGAGGCCTCAACAAGAGAGATGAAGAGTTTGTCGTTAAAGTCAAGGTCGGCAAGGCAAGCACCGTCTTTGCCGCCACTGGCGACGCGATTGTGGAGAAAGACGATGGCTCGTGGCACGTCGAAAAAAAGGAGGCCATGGCGCCTCGACGTCTACAGTCGGGGCACATGCTTTGCCCGTACTATCATAAAATCAGTAGTTGTCTTCCAGTGGAGCGGTGCGTCGACACGGAAAAGCTCGAGTTCCGAACATGTGAGTGGACATCCGATAAGGGCTGCTTCAAATACCCGAAAGGAGGCCAGCAATGAGCAAGGAAAAATACAGCTTTGAGCTGCGCCGCGTCTCCAACTCCACCCTCGAAGACCGCTTTACGGGCACCTTCCATGACGCCCGCTTGCGCGGCGACCGCCTGGCTACACGCCTGGGCAATGTAAGCCTCTATGCCTACAACGAAAGATTGCGACGCTGGGAGCAGCTGGGAACCTTTCTCGGCCACATGCGCTTTGTCAACAAATGGGGCGACATGTGCATCATCAATAGTGACTACACGGGGCTCGTAAAGGCCGAAAAAGCAAAGGAGGAGGCAAAATGAAAGGCGACCGTTACAAGGTAGCACTTGAAATCATGAAGGCAGTGGCCAAATCATACGGCGTGACACTTGAGGATCTGCGTTCTCACAGCCGTATCGCACGGCTCGCCACTGCGAGGGCGGTAGTTTGCTACCTGCTCTATCGGTACTATAACTACGGCTTGAAGGATGTGGGGCGCATGGTGTTGAGAGACCACTCTTCGGTGATGCACAGTGTACGACTGGTCGAGGGTTTTAACCTTTGGCCGAAGATGTACGCCACCGACCTCGCCATCATCGAGGAAATCAAGCAAAAATATCTTAGCGATGGGAAGTAGACGATGGACACAAGCCGAGATAGACTACCTAAGGAAAGTCTATCCTCACCGAAGCAACGCCGACATCGCCGTGTTCCTGCACCGCCCGGTAAGGGGAATCGGGTTTAAGGCTCGCAGCCTCGGTATGTACAAGTCGCCCGAGTTCGCCGAGCAGCAGCGCAGGGTCGGGCAGTTCAAGCCCGGACACAAGCCGGTCAATGCCGGACGCACGCAGGTGCAGTTCATGAGCGCCGAGGGCATCGCCAACTCGTCACGCACGCGCTTCAAGGCAGGTGAGGTGAGGGAAACCTCGCCCACCTACCGAGAGGCGGGCTACGAGATACTGCGATCACCCGACAAGACCGGTCGGCGTTACTGGTGGATAAAGCCGGGCGACGGTCGGCGCATGATGCCGAAGCACCGCTACATTTGGGAGCAAGCCCACGGCCCGATACCGAAAGGCATGAACATTCAGTTCAAGGACGGAGACACAACGAACTGCGTCCTCGACAATCTCTATCTCATTTCCCGCGCCGCACAGGTGCGCAAGAACTGGGACGATTTGCCCGATGAGCGCAAGGCCGCTTGCCGGGCGAAGATACAGGAAAGGCGAAACAAATCAATCAGAGCCGACCGGCTGCGCCTCAAATGGGGACTGGAGCCAAAAGGACGGCTCGTAAAACGTGTACGATGAGATTATTATACAGGACAGGAACTATATACAGCGAGATTACCAACAAGGGACGCTCGACTGTGGCAAGAGGGGTGCGAGGCACCAATAAGCAAATCTATACATCGCGCTGGGTGGGCGAGATTGTGGTCAACTACAAGCGCTACCGATTTCGCTCAACAAACTTCGATAACGTGAGGCACTGGGTGGACATGATGGTGGAGAAATACCCCACCTACATGACAGGCTTCGATAAAATAACAAAAAAATGAGACAGATTTACATAGGAAAAAAACAAGAAAAAGAACCACGGCTGCTGCGTCTACCACGACACCAGCCTTATAAAGCGCGTGAGGCTGGGGAATGGCAAGGTAGTTGAGCGGCGGCACGACTGCTGGCGTGCAGACGTGCAGCTGATTGACTGCAACGGAGTGAGACGCATACGGAGGCGCTTTAAGGACAGAGACGAGGCTCTTGCGTGGCTGGGGATTTATAAATAAATGTTTAAAAACATAATTGTACAACATGGATACAAAACATAAACAAAGAAACAGAGAGAAAGTAATCGAGGAAGCGGCACAATCGTTTTTTGATAAAATATATGACTATGAAAACAATCGCCGTGATTATAAAGGCAGCGCCTACGACGAAGGGTATCTTGACGCTTTAGACCAAGCCGTTGAAACAGCGTTCATTGCTGGAGCCAAGTTTGCCGACGATTTCCCGAGGCAAGGCCTTGTGGAAATCGAAGATGTTGAAGACATCTATATGGCGTGGCTGAGGGAGCGCGAGTGCTTCATGGACTACTTAAAAGGAAGATGCATAAAGGCGGGCTGGATATGATAGAGCAATGCAGAAAGCACTCGACAAACTGAAAGAGCTCGATGAACATCAACGAACTTCTAAATCAAAATGAGCTGCACATGGCGCAGGTGCTGCGTGCAAGGCTGAACGAACTCGGTTTCCCTCCCAATGTGTTGCGAATACTCAAAGGGCAAGGGATAACCACCCTCAACGACCTCTGCTCGCGTTCACGCGCCGACCTGCTGGGCATCCGCTTCCTCGGGTCGGCCAACGTGGACGTGATAGAGCGACTGTTAGCGACAATGGATTTAAGATTAGCCAATAAAAATGGCGAAAACACTAATTTATTAACAGAAAAATGAGATTTTTTGAAGTAAAAATCAAGATTGACAAGGTGCTGGAGGACGGCACCCAAAAGACCGTCGCCGAGACCTACGCCGTGGACGCGCTATCGTTCACCGAGGCTGAGGCACGCATCACACAGAAGATGCAGCCGTACATCACCGGCGAGTTCAACGTGACGCACATCAAAATTGCGCAGTACAACACAGTGGTGTTCAACGAGGGCGAGTTGTTCTTCCTCGTCAAGTACAACCTAATCACCATCGACGAGAGCACGGGCAAGGAGAGACGAAATGCGATGTACGTGCTGTTCCGTGATGACACCATCGACAAGGCCAAGGAACATGCAAGGAGTTACATGAAGGGCTCGGTCGTCAACTACGAGATTGAGGCTATCAAGGAAACGAAAATCATAGACGTATTCACCAATGGAGATTAAAATCAAAAAACTGGCCGAGACAGCCACGACACCGACGAAAGCCCATGCCACGGATGCAGGCTTTGACCTCTACGCCTCTCGCGTGGAGCGCAACGACTACGGGCAGGTCATCTGCCACACGGACATCGCCTTTGAAATTCCGCCCGGCCATGTCGGGCTGGTGTTCCCTCGCTCGTCTATCTGCAAGACATCGCTCTCGCTCACCAACTGCGTGGGTGTGATAGACAGCGGCTACCGCGGCGAGGTGACGGGTGTGTTCCGCCAGCACGGCTTCCTGCATCCATACCGGCAGGGCGACAGGTTCGCCCAACTCATCGTCATGCGATACCCCGATGTGACGTTTGTGGAGGTGGACGAGTTGGCCGGCAGCGACCGAGGAGACAACGGCTACGGCAGTAGTGGCCAGTAATAACAAAACACAACAGCACAATGGACGATAACGAAGTTGATATTACCCACGATATGGTGGACCCATTGCGTGATGCCTGGAATATGGAATGCCTAAATGCAGGAATACCTGCGATAAGCAAGGACACCAGTGCCAAGCTCATTGCGGTGCTCTACGTGTTCGGCAACAACGAGACTATGGTTTCTAACAAGAGCTTTCTCGCAGATTTGCGATACATTCAGATGCGTTTCGGCATTCATGGGGCGGGCGTTCCAGACTTGGAGTTTGCCGGCATGTTCAAGCAATACATAAAAGAGCTGGAGACCTACGTGGAGGAACACTCTAATGACAAATCAACGGGGGCGCTTTACAGCGCGTCCTATCCCGAGTGGGCTGTGAAATTATTCAAGCAACGATACAACATAAAATTGATTAATTGATGATCTACGGATATTTGAGAGTGAGCAGCGACGAGCAGGACGTCAACTCGCAGAAACAGGGCGTCGTGAAATTCGCTCAAGACCACGGCTGGGAGATAGAGCAATACATCTCAGACGAGGGCGTGAGTGGAGGTAAAGACCCCGACAAACGCAAACTGGGTCCGCTGCTTAGCAAGATAGAGAAAGACGACATCATCATCTGCTCCGAGATTAGTCGCCTGGGGCGTGACCTGTACATGGTGATGGACATCCTGCATCACTGCATGAAAGTAGGCGCGGTCATCTACACGGTTAAAGACCGCTTCGTGCTTGGCGACGACGTGCAGAGCAAGGTGTTGGCTTTCGCTTTCGGCCTTTCGGCAGAGATTGAGCGACAGATGATAAGGCAGCGCACGCGCGAGGGTCTGAGACTGCGTATGAAGACAGGCGTGCTGCTCGGGCGGCCGATAGGTCGCTGTAACTCAGACGAGGCTCAGAAATTCGGGAAGTGGAAAGACAAGCTAAGGCAAATGGTAGAGTGGCAGATGGGGCCACGCCAAATCGCTGACGTGATAGGTTGTGACAGGAACACCGCAAACCGCCTCGTCGAGAGGTGGGGATATGCCGGCAAATGGAAATACAAGACGAACAGCGCCGCCAAAGAGCAAGCTAAGCGCGCTGCGCACCGCAAACCGACTTACAAAGACGGGCCATACGCCATTGTCCAGCTCGACCGCGACAAGGTGCGCAGTATGATTTTGTCAGACCTCATCATTCCAGACATCGCCGCTCAGATGCCGGAATACACCTACGAGCAAATCTACGACAGCATTTTATGCGACAATGAGTTCAACAACCTCTATCGCCAGCACGGGCAAAAGAAGCTGGTGAAGAGGAAGCATGGATAGGATATAACACTTAAACACAACAGCACAATGGGCAATGCACTTGAAATCCAAAAGCAGGTGTGGGTCAACTCGACGGGCAAGAAATACTCGGTCGACCTGCACGCAGGAAAGGACGGGCGCAGTGACTACTTGATGATTACCGAGCACACGGGGAACAAGCGTTACCGCATCAGCATTCCCCTGCCGATGGTCGGCCACCTCATCGAGGCAATTCACGACGCACTGGAGCCGTAATTAACCACAAGTATAACAATTATGACTACTATAAGACCGCCGTAAGGCAAAACTTTTTTTCAGCAACATTAAATCCGTTCAGTTTCATGATTACGCTTAACAAATTGACCAAAGAGCTGCATGATGAGATGATGAGGCGGGACGAAATCAACGAGCAGACTTCCCCTCGCGCCATGTCGATAAGGATTTCCCGCGACTGGCGCCGTATGGACGCTTGCCAATTGAGCCGACCGCCGCTGCACTTGACGCAAGAGTTCGTGGACGCGCAGCACGCCGACGACGCCTGCCCGACCTACGAGCATGAGTTCAGCGAGCGGGAGGAACTCGCCGCCGACATCATCATCGACACAGCCCTGGCCTTGAGCCAACTCGGCTGCAAGAACATCGAGCAGGTCATCAAAGACCGCATCGCTTGGAGGTTGAGGCACAAGGATTGATGTTGCTTTCGTGAGTATTGTTGAATTTATTTATTGTTGAAATCCGAAAGCAATGGAAAGAAAAGAAATCGATGTGTCCCTTATCACACCGAACAAGGGACAAGTCCCGGGTCTTCCGAGGAACCCGCGCCTGGTCAAGAAGGAACGCTACGAGGCCACGCGACGATCCATAGAGGAGAGCCCCGAGATGTTGGAACTGCGCGAACTGATTGTTGTGGAGTACATGGACGGCAAGTATGTCGTCGTGTGCGGCAACCTTCGGCTTCGCGCCTGCAAGGAACTTGGCTACAAGACTGTGCCGTGCAAGGTGCTGCCGGCAGATACCCCGGCGAAGAAGCTGAGGGAGTACGCCTCAAAGGACAACATCAACTACGGCGAGAATGACAAGGACATCATCGCCAACGAGTGGGCGAAGTACCAATCGGAGCTCGCCAACTGGGGCATGGAGTTCGATCAGCCGAAGCCGAAAGACAAGTTCCGAGAGAGATTTGAGGCGATGGACAACGACTCCGCGGTCTACCCACTAATACCGAAGTACGACGAGAAGCACGAATTGTTCATCATTCAAAGCTCTAATGAAGTTGACAGCAACTGGCTGCGTGAGGTGCTCGATATGCAGCACATGCGCTCGTACAAGACGGGCAAGGTGAGCAAGAGCAACGTCATCAGCATCCAGGACTTCCGTGAGGCCATCACGCGTGGTCAGAAAGGAGCTGAGCAATGAGCCTGCGTATCGTAATCCCCTCCCACAAGCGGCACGACCGAGTGTTCGCAAAGTACCTGGTCAACGACCCTATCATCTGCGTGGCGAAGTCACAGGCCGACCTCTACCGAGAGTACAACCCCGACTGCGAGATAGT